AATGACTTCTATGTATTTGTTTCTTCAATTACAACAGATACACGCCAAACCGCATCTAACTCGCAGTATAGTAAAAATGAATTTTTAGAAAATACTGTGTTTGGTAAAAAGGTTCTTGGATCAGATACTAAGTTTATGATTAAGTATCACCCTTGGCAAAAAGATGCAACTTATGTTCAATACGATGATAAGATTGACTTAGAAGGCGAAAAGTTTTACGCTGTAGTTGGTCCAAATGATAATGATACTGGAGACTATCGTGTATTCAAATGCTTATATAACAACAATGATGGACCATCTATTGCGCCACCAAATTGGAATGCATATACAACAAATCAAATATACGCAACAGCCGACAAATACGTATGGAAGTTTATGTACGCAATTGAATCGTCTGAGTTTGAGGCATATAATGCCGTTGGTTATATTCCCTTACCTATAGATTTAGAAATTAATCCAGATCCAAACGCAAACTCTGCTGCTATCATATATGGTTCAGAACTATCAGATATCTTTATTGAAAACCCAGTTGATAACGCCGGCTACCCATCTTTAGATGGATTTTTAGCTGCTGCTCCATCAAACTCTGGTGTGATAACATTCCGCGCAGGTGGATCCGGTGTTGTTAACCAAATTCAAAACTATTATGCAGGTATGTCAATATACATAACTAACCCAGACCAAACATCGCAAATATATAAAATTGATACATATGAATTTGACTCTGCTAGTGGTTATGGTAAAGCAAGAGTTGTTGGTACTCCACGTGCTGACGGCGTATCAAACATTGCAACATTTTCAATTATACCAACTATTGAATTACAAGGTGATGGCACAGGCTGTGTTGCTAAAGCAGAAGTAACTGCTGGACAAATTTCAAATATTATTATCCTTAACCCAGGAAGTGGCTATACTAATTTAACAGCCTCAGTTAAAGATCCTGAGTTTGATTTTGCTCCAGAAGATACTAACTCTGTTGATGTTAGAGTAGAATTAAGACCAATTCTTTCTCCATTCGGTGGTCATGGTTATAACTTAATTGATGAATTATACTGTAGTCATATTCTTTTATATGGATATATTACAGAAACTGATAATAATCAAATTGGTTCAGAAAGCAGCTACTCTAATATCGGTGTTGTTAAAAATCCAGAATTTGTAAGTGCTCAAGCCAATACTGCCAATACACCAGACGTATTTGATAACAGAATTGAAATTTTTACAGATAACATTTCTTACGCTATTGAAGGCGATTCAATTAAACAATTAGATGCGTCAAACAAAATAACATTCACTGGTAGAATACATGAAGTAGTTGATACTGCTAACACAGTTTATATTTCAAACTATATGGGTCCATTTGCTAACAAAGCGAATAATGACATATCGTTTGATCCGACTGCCGCAATTGTTAATTCTACGGGTCAAAGAATTATAATAAATAGTCCACAAGCCAATAATACGATAGAATCAGATTACATCCAAAGAAGTGGGCAAGTATACTTCATGGAAGATTTTGTTCCTCTCGTTCGTTCAAGAACCTCACGGGAAGAATACAAATTAGTATTAGAATTTTAAGGAAACATGATAGATGCCTATTAATAAAAATTTAAATATTGCTCCATATTTTGATGATTTCAATATAGAAAAGCAGTTCTATAAAATTCTGTTTAAGCCTGCTTACGCTATTCAAGCCCGTGAGCTTACACAGCTACAAACGATCTTGCAAAATCAGGTTGAACAATTTGGTGATAATATTTACCAAGAAGGTAGCATCGTTAAAGGCTGTAACTTTACAAATCTAAACAGTTTACAATTCGTTAAGCTAACAGACAAAACTGGTTTTGATCCAGAAACGTTTATCCCTGCGGTTGCAGACGAGGTAATTTCTGGTTCCACAGTTGAAATTGAAACTAAGTATGAGATTGAAGGTCAGATTTCTGGATTGAAAGCGTCAATCATATTTGCAGCGCGTGGTTTTGAAACACGTCCACCGAACCTTAATACATTCTTTGTTAACTACTTAAACTCAAACGAAACAAGTGGTTATAAATCGTTTATTGCTGGTGAAGAACTAGTTATTAACAAGTATCGCTATAATGGTTCAACTATTATTGAAACAGTACTTAGTGTTCAAACAACTCAGGTAACACAGCTCCCAGCGCCAACAGGTAAATCATTTGGTATTCAAGCTGCAGCCGGTGTTATATTTCAAAAAGGTCACTTCTTATTCGCTGCTGACCAAACTCTTATTGTTGCTCCATACACTGACCAGCCTGATGACTTATCAGTTGGTTATGAAGTTTCTGAAACAATCGTTAGCTCGCTACAAGATAGCAGCTTATTTGATAACGCAAACGGTTCAGAAAATGAAAACGCTCCGGGTGCCGATAGATTTAAAATGGTTCCAACATTAACTGTTAAAGATACTGCTGTTGCTGATATTGATGCAGGGTTCTTTACATTAATTAGATACCAAAATGGCTCAGCTGTTACGCTTAGAGACGTTGCACAATTTAACTCTATTAATGAAGAACTAGCTAAACGTACATATGAAACAAATGGCGATTATATCGTTGATGATTTCAAAGTATTAATGGAACGACGTGGCACAGACCTTACGGCACTTGTTGGTAAAGGCTCGGCTTATATCAAAGGTTATAAAATTGAAAACAGAGGTTTCCAAGATACTGTAATTGATGATGTTACAACTACTTCTGTTCAAACTAACGAGTCAACTTCTCTTAATTACGGATCTTACGTTGACATTACTACAATTTCTGGTACTATTGGATTACAATACGAAACACTAGAACTACAACGTGCAAATGGTACAAAGATCGGCGAAGCTTTTGCTAAAAACATTACTGCTACAAGATTATATTTGTTTGGTGTTAAATTACTTTACCCATCATATACATTTGCTAATGTTGAGCGTATCGTCGGTACATCTGGAGTTATTACTCTACCATCTGGCTCAAAAATTAAAGGTACAAATACTGCACCAATGGTATTTGATACAGGGTCAAGAAGCATTAAAACATTAACAGACTTGGTGGTACCTGTACGTACAATGGCTACGAGTGCAAACGTTTCAAGTAATGAAATTGTTATTAACGCGGCTAATGGTAACGAAGACTTTGCAGTTGACCAAGGAGACATCGTTGTTGTTGATGCATCTAATACTTTTATTAATGTTTTAAGTTATGCTACATCTTTAAACAACTCAGTTCTTACAATTACTTTAGACCCAGCGGATAACTCAGATCCTGTTGCTACTGTTTATTACAACAAAAGAATATTTAATAATTCTGACGCGACAGCATATAATAAAGTATTAGTTAATCCATATATTAAATTTGTTTGGAACAATGGGCAATCACAATATAGTTTAGGTTTCCCTGATGTACATAGCATCACAAGTGTTGAAGATAGTAATGGTAATGATTTTACTGATAGCTTTAGATTAAATACAAACCAAAAAGATAATTTCTATGACATCTCGTTTATGGAACTTATCCCAGGTCGCCCAGTACCAACATCAGGTACATATACAGTACAACTTAAAGTGTTTAAAATTAATAACTCAACTGGTTCAAATTTCTTTACTATTGATAGTTATCCAATTGATGATATAACTACAAACTTACCTAGCGAGAAAATTCGCACATCAGACATGGGTGTGTTTAAGTCAACAACTGGTACGACGTTTAGATTAAGAGAATGTATTGATTTTAGACCATATGCTGATCTTGGCGCAGGTGCTAGCTACACTGCATTAACTGAAGGAGCTGCATCGGTTGTTACTGGTCTTGTTGGAGCATCGCAACCAACCTTTAGTACTAATGATTATATTATACCACAAATTGACGGCAATGTCAATAGCGATATTGAGACTTATAATGCTCGTGTTGATGCAGTTATAATTGACTCATATGGTAAAGTTGCCACAGTTAAAGGTGAAGAGGAAACAATGCCTGCTCCTCCAAAAGTTGGCGCAGACCAATTCCTTATCTCTCATATCACAATCCCAGGTTATCCAGCGTTGTCACCAACTGAGGCAGAAAGTCAAAGTAAGTCATACTACGCAGTAACAGCAAAAACTGCTGGTACGAAAACATATACAATGGGTGATATTGCTAATGTAGAAAAACGTTTAGATAATTTAGAGTATTATATTAGTTTAAGTCAACTCGAGTCGTCAACTCAAGACTTAAATGTTGTTGACGAAAACGGTTTAACTAGATTTAAAAATGGTTTCCTAGTAGATCCATTTAACGATACATCTATATCTAATTTAGAAAACCCTAACTTCTCAGCAGCCATTCGTGGTGATACAAAAATACTTACTCCTTCGTTAAGAACGTTCCCATTAGATCTTATCTATAAATCAACTTCATCAGCGTCTATCTTCCCAACAACAAGTGATGCAGATGTAGCTTCCTTAACAAGAAACGCAAATATTAAATTACTAGCGCAATCATACGCTACAAACTTTAGAAACTGTGTATCAAACTATTGGTCATACGATGGTGTTGGTGCTTTATCTCCAAACCAAGATGTGGCTCCTGACGTAACAAACAATCCAGTAAGATTGGATTTTGATATTGCTACGCCGTTTAATAACTTTATTGATGACTTACAATCATTTATTCCATTAACAAGAGATAACGTTACAAATCTAAGTTCAGTTCGCCAAAGCCTTGGTGGACGTATGTGGCGAGATGTAACAACGCAAAGCATTACTAACGAACAACTTAACGTATCATCTTCTCTACAAAGCCAAAACGTTGGCGATTTTGTTTCAGACTTCCAATTTGAACCATATATGAGAGCAAGAGATATTAAAGTTTATATGTCAGGCTTACGCCCTAATACTCGACATTACTTCTTCTTTGATAAAGTTGATGTAAATAACAGAGTACGTCCTGGGACAACATCAGCAAATAGAGCAAGAGAAGTTGAAAAGTTTGGCGATCGTGGAGCTGCGGTTAGTACTGACGCTAATGGCGTAATAAGAGCCGTGTTTGAATTACCAGCGGGTACATTCTTTGTTGGCGAAAGAGAATTAACTATTGTTGACGTTAGCCAATATTCAAGTATTGACTCTGCGAAAACATCACGCGGTGATTTATCGTATAACGCATATAACATTAATTTCAATAGTGGCTTAACTTCATCAGTAAGAATGCCTGAAACTTCAAACCAAGTAACAACATCAACAAGAACAGTTGCAGGTCGACCATTCCAAATTGATCCACTTGCGCAAACATTCTTTATCAAACAAGGTATGGGTAAAGGTGCAACATCAGTATTCGCATCTAAAGTTGATGTATACTTTAAACGTAAAAGTGAAACTAATGGTGTAACTGTTATGTTACGTGAAGTAATTAATGGATATCCTTCAGCTGCAATTTTACCATTCTCTAAAGTTCACTTAGATCCAAGTGATGTTAACGTTACAGACGATGCATCAACATCAACGCCTATTACTTTTGACGCTCCTATCAGATTAGATACTGAAAAAGAATATGCAATTGTTATTCAACCAGATGCGAACGATCCTAATTACTTAGTGTTTACATCTAAGGTTGGCGGTACTGATTTAACTCCGGGTCCTACAAACGGTCAAGCAGTTGTTCAAGACTGGGGTGATGGTGTTCTCTTTACATCAACAAACAACCGAGCATGGAAATCAGTACAAGACGAAGATTTAAAATTCACTTTATATCGTCACCAGTTTAGTGCATCAAGTGGTACTGTAACTATGACAAACAATAATCACGAGTTCCTTACACTTTCAGATTGGACTGGTCGATTTACTCAAGGTGAAGAAGTTTACCAAACGTTAACACTGCAAGGTTCAACCGCTGCCGCAATCACAATGCCAATTGGTACATCAGTAATTACTGGTACATCATTAGGTGATACATACGCTGCTGGCGATAAGATTTTGGTTACTAACGCAGGCGGATCAACATCAGAAATATTTAAAATCGCAAGTGTTGATAGCGCATCTGAAATGACTACAACTAAACCTGTATCGTTTGAAGTAGGTAATGGT